AGCTGGATCAGGTGGGGAGCTTGAATATTACAGAATCAGAGCTAATGAAGTATTAATATTTTCTACCCCAACAGCTACAGATAATTATATTTTTGAATATATAAGTAAAAATATTGTAGAAAGCAGCGGAGGAAGTGGTCAATCAACTTGGCTTGCTGATACTGACGTTTCTATAATAGATGAATATATATTAAAACTAGATGCAACTTGGAGATTACTAAAATCACAAGGTCGCCCCTACGCAGAAGATCAACGAGAGGCAAATTTAGCCTTAGCCGAAAGAATGGGTATTAACGCAGGAAGACGAACAATTAGGCATGGATATATTAACTTTATTAATGGAAAGATAGCTTATCCAAACAATATTACTCCGTAATGGTTTTAGAAATATCAAGGCAATATCAAGGATTACAGCAAGAAAGGGTCGGGCAAGCATTAAGGGTAAATATACCAGCTCCAACAGGCGGTCTTAATACTAGGGATTCAGAATCATTAATGGAAGCAACGGATGCGGTAGAGATGAAAAACGTCTTTCCTAGTCAAGGCAAGGTAATAACCAGAAAAGGATATACAGAGTACGCTACAGGATTAAATGGAAATGTAGAAACATTAGCAGAATTACGAAACGGAACAATTAAAAAGTTTATTTGTTGTAATGCAGGAGAGATAAACGACGTTACAGACTCAACATCAATATCTAATTTAAAAACAGGGCTTTCTAACTCCAGATTTCAAACTGTCAGTATGAATGCTAATTTATTAATGTTTAATGGTGTTGATACTCCGTTAGTCTATGATGGCTCAACTGTAGTTAATAGCACCATACATGGCTCAGGATTGACGGCTTCGACACTTACAGGTTGCAACGTGCATAAAAACAGGCTCTATGCTTGGGATACTGACTCGTCTTCTTTTTGGTACGGATCAACTAACGCGATACAAGGCGTTTTTAAAGAGTTTGATTTGTCAGGAGTTGCCCCTTATGGTGGTAATTTAATATTAATGGAAACTTGGAATCATGACGGAGGGGATGGTGTTGATGATTACGCTTTATTTTTAATGTCTAGTGGCACAGCTTTCTTATATGAAGGTTCAGACCCTAACGATGCAAATAATTGGTCTTTAATTGGAATATATAAAATAGGCGAGCCAGTAAGCACCAGAGCATCAACTAAAATTGGTGGAGATATTGCCATAATGACTAAACAAGATTTTGTTTTCTTTTCAGAAGTGTTTAAAAATGGTGGAGCCGTAACAAGTCAAACTAAGTTATCAGGTGCGGCAATAAATAGTATAAATTCTTACGAGTCTAATTATGGTTGGGAAGTTCAGTTATACCCTAAGGCGTCAACTGGGGGGTGGTTGTTTTTTAATGTCCCAGCTGCAACTAATACAACTTATTACCAATATGGTATTAATACAATAACAGGAGCGGCATTCCAATTTACAAATATGAACGCTAGAACATGGGGTTTATACGATAACAACTTGTATTTTGGAGAAAACGGCTCTATTATGAAGGCTGACGATAGTTTAAGTGATAATGGTAGTAATATACCTTGCACGGTGCAAGCGGCTTATTCTGATTTAGGTTCACCGCAAGAAAAAGTTGTAAATGAATTTAGAAATACAATTAATATTGATGGTAACGCTATTGTAAATGCTACAGTTAGTTTTGATTATGGCTCTAGGTTTGTAACTCAAGATGTAAGCACAATATCGTCAGGCACGCCTTGGGGATCTCCTTGGGGATCTCCTTGGTCGCCAGCTAGCTCAATTCGTAATGAATTAGTAATTACTTCTGGCGAAGGTGTAGCCTTGGGAATGAAAATATTTGTTACCTTAAATGGTCAACAGCTAGGTTGGTACAGGACTGACTACAGCGTAACAGTTAATAATATTTTATAATGGGAATTGGTAGTAGTTTTAAAAAAGGATTTAGAAGAACTATAGGAAGTAGTCTCGGCGGTGCTGTAGGCATTGATTCAAGCTACACAAGGGATAGGATGGCTAGTATGGGCAGACCAAACTTAACCCCTGAAGAAATAACGACAGCAAATTTATTTCAAAATTTATCTAAAGAGCAACAAAAAGATTTATTATTAAATAATCCTAATATTCAAGGACCAGGAGGAAAGCAAGTTTACGATCCACTAACCAACACAATTAGAATTGAAGAATCAGAATTTCAAAAAGGACAAAGAGGAAGGCAAGAGCAATTAGCTTCTGAATTATCAGGGCAGTTAATGGGTCAAGATTTACCTGGAACAGATGGTTCAGCAAGATTCGAACAAGGTAGGGAATTGTTACAACCTCAATTTCAACAAGATAGAGAGAGACTTTCGCAACAATTAGCAGACCAAGGTTTGCCAGCTGGTAGCGAAGCCCACACAAGAGAGTTAAACAGATTGGAGCAATCCCAAGGTAGGCAGTTACAAGAATTATCATTTAATGCAGTACAGACGGCAGAGGCTCAAAGGGCAGCTAGATTTAATGAAATATCTTCTTTACTTGGTCAAGCTCAAGTCGGGGGTGTTGGTTTTAATCAATTTCAACCAGGATTTAGTGGATTAGATTTGTTTGGTGCGGAGCAGGCTGGTTTAAACAGAGCTTTTGAAGGCGAACAAAATAGAAAACAAAGAAGTGCGGACAGGCAAGCTGCAATGATTGGAGCTATAGGCAAGTTAGGTAGTGCAGGAATAGGAGTTTTATAAATTAGTTATGGCGACAAATAGAGAATTATTACAAAAAGAATTAGCAAGAGCAGGACAAATAACACAATCTGCGGTAAGTGGAGAAGGTTTTGATCCTAGAGGTGGTTATGCGGTGTTAGCAGCTCAACTAGGAACTGCGGCAATCGGTGCTTTTGCACAAAAAAGAGCTAAAGACAAAATACTTGCACAAGAAGAGCAACGTAATATTGCCCTTAGCAAGTTTACTGGTTTAGACTTAGATTTAGTCGGTCAATTAAGCCCTGCTTCTAGGGAATCAGCGGAACAATTAGCTTTAAAAAGTAGGTTTTCACAACCAGAGCAACCAAAATTTGAGATTAGAGAGGGCGATCAAGGTTTTGTGAGAATAAACGCACAAGCAGGAACAGCAGAGCCGATAATGACAAATGGCGAACAACTAAAAAGTAAGGTAAAAGCACCAGAGACAGTTGTTAATATAGGAGACAAAAGAACAAAGTTAGACGATAGATTACTTGAAAAAGCTTTCGATCAGTCAACGGCAAGCGAAGCCTTAAGTCCTTTAATAGATAGGTCGGAAAAGTTAGTCGAAGCCATAGAAACAAGTCCTTTTGCAAATGTCGCATTTAAAGCTAGCACGATAGCCAATATAGTATCTGGTGGAAATTATGATCCAGAATCACTAAAAGATTATCAAGAATTGGAGGCTATAAGTAAAGAATTTGGTGCCAGAACATTATCTTTATTTGGGGGTAATGATAGTAACAGAGAATTACTAGTGGCTATTGCAACAAATGTTAGTTTAGATAAAAAGAACGAAACTAATTTAAATATTATTAAAAGAAAAAGAGTTGCAACAAATATTTTAAGATCAAGACCAGACTTTCAGTTACAATGGGTTCAAGAAAACGGCTCAATATTATCAAAAAATAAAGCTGGTGAAAATTTTATCAAATCGTGGAGAAATTACCAAGATCAAAAATGGAAAGAAGAAAGTAAAAACTTACCTAAGCCAGAAATTAATAAAAAAGAAAGAAAATCTATTATTGACGGTATACAAAAGACCAAAAAACAAAAAAATAATATAGATCAACAGCAAAACTCCTCTTCAGAAGAGGTGCTTGATTTTAACGATTTACCAGACGAAAAATAATGCCTAATGTAAGATTGCCAGACGGCAGAATTATTAAAAATGTTCCAGCAGGAACGACAAAACAAGCTTTGACAGAAAAACTTGTTGCTAAAGGCTTATTAAAAGCACAAGAGCAATTCAGTAAAACTGAGTCGGGGATCGTTGGGGCAAGTCAAGGTGTTACGGCTGGTTTTGGTGACGAAATTATATCAGGACTTACAACACCATTTATTTTTGGAGCGTCTAAACTTGCAGAGCAATTAGGTTATGATACAAAAGGGTTGGCGGATAAAACTTTAAGCGAAATTTATCAGATGGAACAGCGAAAAAATCAAGAAAGTATAAATCAGGCACAAAAACAAAATCCAAAAACTTTTTTAACTGGAGAGGTCGCAGGGGCGGTTGGTTCGGGAGCGGCATCTCTTGCCACAAAAGGCGGTCAATTTATTGCAAAACAAATAGCAAAAGTACCTAGTGTATCAGGGCAAGCGGCGATTGTCGGCTCTACTTCTGGGGCTTTATATGGAGCAGGAACAGCAGAACAGGATCAAAAACTTGCTGGGGCAGGTGCTGGATCATTAACTGGTGCAGTAGGTGGTGTAGTGGGTCAAAAAGTAGGAACTGCGGCAATTAGTGCGGTAAAAAAACTTTTACCAAAAACAGACTTAAGAACAATAGCAAATAAAGAATTGGGGAAGGTAAATTACGAATCATTAAAAAATCTGTCTTCGCAAGCTTACGCTACAGCTGAAAAAGAAGGCGGTGTTTTAACACCTAAGTTTACTAATAAATTAATAAATAAAATATCAAACTTAGATACTAAAGATCCTCTTATAAAAAAGATAATAGGTGAAAAACCATCTAGTAAATTTATTACAAAAATTCAAACAGTTTTAAAAGATAAAGAGCTTACATTAAAACAAGTTACGGATCTGGATCAGGATTTAACAGACCAAATTGGAGACAGCTTTAATATTGCAACTGGTAAAGTGGATTCTAACGGAAAGGTGTTGCAAAATATACAACAATCAATTAGGAATTCCGTTGAAACTGCATCGCAACAAGATATGATTGGTAAGGGGGCAGGTTTTTCAGTTTATAGAGATGCTCGGAAATTATGGTCTAAATCAGTTAAATTAAGGTCGATTGAAAAGATGGTGGAAAAGGCTAAATTAACAGACACGCCAGCTACTTCTATAAAGACTCAATTTAGATCTTTAGTAACTAATGATAAAAAATTAAAAGGATTTAGCGAAAAAGAAAAAAAAATGATACATAAAGTCGCTAAAACTGGTATTGTAACAGATTTATTTAGAATTTTAGGAAATAGATTTATAGGAGGTGCGGCAGGTTTTGCAGCTGGTGGGATTCCTGGTGCTGCTATGGGTGTAGCCACAACACAAACAGCTCGAAAAATTGCAGAAAAACTACAGACAAGGCAAACAGATAAACTTATGAATGAAATAGTTAGGGGGGTTCGTAAGACTCGAAAAGCTACAAAATCTAATTTATTATCAATAGGTCAAGCCCCAATAGCTAATAATGAATAACATGTTGATTTTTAAACTAATTTTACATAACCTATAAAAAAACAAATAAAATAATATGGCTTATAACGGAACTGGAACATTTAATAGAATTTACAACTGGACAACAGATGCAGCTAATGGCGTAAATATTGAAGCTGCTAGAATGGACACAGAAGACAACGGTTTTGCAGCAGGCTTATCAAGCGCCATAACGAAAGACGGTCAAACAACAATAACAGCCAATATTCCTTTCAATAGTAAAAAAATAACAGGCTTAGCCAACGGTTCAGCAAGGGCTGATTCAATCGCTTTAGGTCAAGTGCAAGACGGAACATACAGAACGCTAGGAACATTGGGAGGCTCTGCCGATACCTACACAGCTTCACCATCACCAGCAATTACGGCTTACGCAACAGGATCAGAATTTAATTTAAAAGTAAACGCAGATAATACAGGAGCATCAACTTTAAATGTAAGTGCAGTAGCAGCCAAAAACATTAAAAAATATGATGGAGCAGGTTCTAAGATAGACTTGGGGGCGGGAGATTTACAGCAAGATCAATATTATAAAGTTATTTATGATGGAACTGATTTTATATTAGTAAATCCAGAAATTATAGATAATTTAAAATCTAACAACCTAACTATTAACAATAAACTAAACACACAACCTAATTCAACAACCATTTCTTCAGGAACTATTGCCTATACTGGTGCTTATATGGTGGTAGATACAGAAGGCGGAGCTTCTAGCGACACATTAGACACTATTAGTGGAGGAACGGCAGGAGATAGGCTTTTATTAAGAGGTGCTGCATCTGGTCGGAATATTATTATTTCTGATAATACTGGAAATATACAGACTAACAATAACGAAAATTTTACATTAGAACCGATTCATACAGATTCTGCGGAGTTTTTTTATGACGGCTCTAATTGGATACAAACTGCTAGAAGGTTGGATAGTGATTTTCTTAGTTCTAAGTCAGCTAATGGATATACATACCTACCAAATGGAATAATATTTCAATGGGGCGTTGCTGTTAATGTTGGAGGTAATTCTATACGAGCTGTTACACTGCCAATAACTTATCCCAATGCCATATGGATGACCCAAACAACTGCTAGAACTACTTCAGATATAAATGAACCAGCTCATTTATTTTCACAAACTACTTCATACATAAATGTTAGGAACTCCGCCTCGGCAGCTGTTAATATTTACTGGTTTACAATAGGAAATTAATTATGATAAAAATAAAATACAATTCAAACACAGGTCAGATTTTAGGAAACTATCCACCTAATATTAATTATCCGTCAATAACTATTGATAAAGAGGGTAAAACTATAACGGATCAATCAGGCATATTTCCATATATAGAAATTACAAAAGAACAACACCAGGAAGGAATGGGTAAAAATATGGTTGTTGTTAATGGTAATTATCAAGAATATGTAAAAACTAGTGCAGAATTATTGCAAGAAGCTAAAAATAATAAAATAGCAGAAATAAAAAAAGCTAAAGATAAAGCTTTATACCTACCAGTAAAATATAACGGAAACTATTTTCATACCAGCGAAAAAGCCAATATAAACATTCTAGGAGTTATAGGAATTATGGAGGATTTAAATTTGCCTACTTATCCTTGGATAAGTTCAAGCGGACAAGCAATAAATCTGACACTAACAGACTTTAAGCAATTAAGGCAATTGATAGGTTCTGCCAGAGGATCTTCATACAGCAAAGAGGCAGATAGAACGCTTGCGGTAATGACTGCTAAAGACCTTAAAGAAGTTAATGATATTAAGTGGTAATGAAGACCATATACATTAATTTTCACCAAACAGAATTAAGCTCTAAATCCATTAAATATTTTGCTAGATTCTTTATCCAATATGGTACTTATAGAGATAGGTTAAAGGTGAACGGTCATACTATTTCAGCGGAGCATTGCTCTATTGACATGGGTAGTCATGTTTTTGAATCTAAAGGCGTGGTGGGTAATATCAAAACACCCTCTGACGCTTGGTACAAGAAGTTAAAAAAAGATACTAGAATAGACCGTGTAACTATTGAAGTTACAGATAAACAATATGATGTAATCCGCAATGACTTACAAAAGTGGGTCGGTCTAGGTCGTTATTCAATACTACTAGCTATATTTTCAGAGATTGAAGAGTGGGGTATCGTGCCTAAATTTATTAAAAAAAAGGTTTACACTTATATTGGCAAAAAGAACACTTTACATTATTGCTCAAAGTTTATACAGATGGCTTTATATTTAGCGGGCATGGTTCCCCTTATTGAATTGTTTACCCCTAACGAACTTTTAAAGTGCTTAGTACATAAAAAGTACAGTTTGACATACGGATATATTAATAAATAGATATAAGAAATATGAAAAAAAGATTTCCTTGTGTAACATTACCATTAATCGTAGTCTTAGCTTGCATTATTTACTTAGATGCGAACAGAACTAAGATTAGAAACTTTTACGATTTTGAAAAAAAACAAATATCAAGAGTGCTAAAACAATGTGGCAAAGGTTATTATTTGTCCGTCATACCGGTTCAAGGAATCTTTAATAAATCTTATTCTTACTCAAAACTTTTTACATTCATAGATGATAATTTTATTAATGATGTTAAGGAGGGTAATATTGCATATCAGGAAAAAAAAGAAATAGATAATTGCACTTATAATTTTATAAATTCAACAAAAGATACAA